CCAACAAAAACAATTCAGCAGAAAAGTAGGCGGCGTACCAGTTAAAGGTACTGTCGATGGCATGTGGGAAAACTCAATCATCGAAGCCAAGCACACCAACTCGATGAACAACATGGACAATGTAATCGAGTATTACATGCCGCAGATTCAAACCTACGCACACCTTGCTAATGCAGATGGCATCTGGATGTCGGTGATCTTTGGCAACAACAAGTGGGAATCAGCTTATGTCGGGCGCAACAAAGACTATTTCGATTCGATGTGGGCAGTGGTGTCAGACTTCTGGGGTTACGTTGTTCGGGATGAAGAGCCGATTGGTGTTAACGTTCCGTCGATCAGCATCGACAAGATCGAGGTGGACAACATGGTCAAGCGAGACGCATCACGCGACAACCACTTCATCGACGCAGCGCATACATACTTAGAGCATCAAGACGCAGCCAAAACATTTGAGGCAGCGAAGAAAGACCTCAAGTCAATGGTGGGTAGCGATGAACGTGAAGTCTATTGCAGCAGCTTAACAGTCAAACGTGACAAGCGCGGATCACTGCGCATCACACCACGCAAATAAGGGGAACATCATGAGCAACATGGACATTTGGAATAACCTATCAGCATCCGACCCGAAGTATCTCAAGAAGATTAGCTTTGGTTCGCGCAGCTTCACAGCTATCGACCCGCAGTATCAGGTCATGAAGATGACAGAACAGTTCGGCCCTGTTGGTGAAGGCTGGGGCTGGCATAGCACAACCGAAGTGGTGAACGTATCCAATGGAGACAGCGCAGTTCTTGCGCACGTCACCGTATGGCACGGATCACTCGGTAATTCATTCGGTGCCTTCACGGGTTGCCGTAAGTTCTTTGATGCAGCTAAGGGCCGACTAGCCGAAGACGCACCAAAGATGGCTGTCACTGACGGCCTAACCAAAGCGTTGTCCCACATTGGATGCGATGCTGACGTCTTCCTTGGGAAGATGGATGGCAACAAATACGATCAGGGCGACAAACCGCAATCCAGCAATAGCTGGTAACAAGGAGCCAGAAGCATGGCAGACGATTACGACAACACTAACCGTGGTGCAGCATTTGCACCATTCCCAACGCAAGCCTTGATCCTTCAAGGTAAGATCAACGACAACGGACTTGATCGCAAAGTTACTCTGGTCAAAGACCAGACACGCGATGGCAAGACCATCATCGAGGTCTATGAAAAGGTTGGTGTTCTCTTTGACAACGACAAGAAAGGCAATGAAGCAGCGCCAGATTACACTGGACCAATGGGTGACACCCGTCGCCTAGCAGCATGGCGTAAGATGAAAGACGATAAGCCGTACATGACCTTCAATGTATCGGACAAACAGCAAGGTGGTGGTAGTGTTCCACCGCTAAACATGGATGACAAGATTCCTTTCTAAGCAACCTTGAAGAGTGGCGGGGCTTAGGTCTCGCCACTTTTAATAAGGAGAACCAAATGAACTACGATCAAATTATCAGCAATGTATGCAGCAAGCATCTGGTGTCTGAATCAATAATTACAGCAACAGACAAAACAAGATCAGTATGCGCTATCAGGCATGAAGTAATGCACGAATTAAAAGAGGCTGGATATACCGTGTCGCAGATAGGAACGATCCTAAGAAGAGACCACACTACTGTACTGTATGGGCTTAAAAAACATCTCGGCATAAAGAAGGAAGTTAAAAGAATGCCCCCAAAAAACAGCAAGCAACAAGCAATAGACCGCCTTGAATACCACATGCGCAAGATATCTATGCCCAAAGGAAGTATAAAAGAAATGATGCAGGATCATTTGTCAGAAGAAGTCGTAGAGCATTGCTTAGCTAAAGCAGTGAAAGGGCGCTACTCAAGTATAGCTGAATACTTTTCAGATATTGTAACTGAGGCTTATTTCTTGGAGACCGAAAATGAACAGAAATAATACAATCGAAGTTGCCCAAAACCTAATCAACGGAGACAGGCAAGACGAATACGGCAAGGCGGAAGATAACTTCAAACGCATTGCTGAACGATGGACGCAATTACTTGGGATAGAAATTAAGCCGTGGCAGGTAGGTGTCATGATGGCCGATCTTAAATTAGCTAGGCTGGCAAACGGAAAGCCAAGCCTAGATTCATTCATCGATGGTATTGGATACCTTGCTTTGGCAAGCGAACTGTCTAGCCGCGATTAGTCACAGCCCGCATCGAGGGCGGCGATCAGAGCAGCGCCTGTCTGCACCGATTCGCTGCCACCATCTTCAATCAATGCATCAGCATGTTGGTTGCGCAGCGTAACAGTGCCGTCACAGATCGCGTTGGGACTGCTGACGCTCGAGCAGCCAAGCATGGGCATCGTCAGGATTGTTGCCACTGTCCACGGCGTCCATCCGCTTGCGAGTTTCGACGTACTCATTCAATTCCCTTTCATGTTCGGCTTCGGCCTCGTCGGACTTTCCGCGAAAGTAAGCCACGCCAAGAGCGACAACGACTGCGCCAGCGGCGGCTAAGTACATTTTTAGTTTTGCAAATAGAAACATTAGCCAATCAGCGCCAACCTGCTGCCCATGATTTCAGTCGCTCTTTCAAGATAAACATTGCCATCCCTGCGAATGCAAAACAACCAACCAACACAATGATCTGCGCTGTGCCATCGAGCGTTTGTAGTGCAGCAATAGCACCACCTGCGGCAGACACGCCTTGGACTACGGAGGTTTGCACCGTGCGGCTTTGAGCGGGCTTTGTGCGCTGCTGTGAGGCAACCATCGGCGGCTGCTCCTTGCGGATGGGGCGTGCGTTGTTAAGCCAATCACGAACCACAAATGTTGGGCAGGCTTTGTTCGATACCTCGTTATGACCAATGATCTTTGTAATTGGGTGATCGGCCTTCAGCTTGGCAATCACTCCGCGCAGTGCGCGGTCCTGATCTTCTGTAAAGTTGTCCTCAAACTTGTCGGCTACGTTGCCGCCATGCCCACCAAACAGTGAAATACCAACAGAGCCTGTGTTGTGACCCTTAGCATGTGCGCCCGCTCGACCCAACGAACGGCCATCAGTGACAGTGCCGTCTCGATCAATAAGGTAATGATAACCAATGTCTGACCAGCCTCGATCTTGAACATGCCAGCGACGAATTTCAGCAGTCTTTTGCTTTGCACTCTTACTAGACCACCAGTTAGGTCGAGTCGCAGTGCAATGAATAATAATTGTGTCGATGTTGCGCATCTTACTTCCTCATCATTGCTTGCTCGAGGGACTTAATCGTAACCTGTGCCGCAGCAAGGTCAGCCTTTAGATCGCCAATAGACTTTAGTAGTGCTTCCTTTTCAGAAACAAGCTCCGTCACCTGAGCAGCAAGACGGTCTACCTGTTGCTTTAGGGTATCGTTAAACTCGCTCCGCTCCGATCGATCTCGCATTAGTGCTTCGTGTCCCTGCTTGGCTTTGAGTGAAAGTAATTGCCAAAGACCACCCGCACCAATCAAGGCAATGAGAATAGGCGTCAGCATGTCCATGTCGATGTTCATTTCAATACCTCACCCTCAAAGGTCACTTCAAATCGTCGAGCCTCTAATAGCTGCCGCTGAACAAGGTTGGCAAGATACAAGCTCCACAGAGCCATCATAACACAGGCCAAACCATGTGAGAACATGTCGAGCATGTTCATAGGATTTTGCCCACGCGATCCAGCCTGCATGCCGTCGGCTGTCATCACATGATACACTGGCCCCGTTGGTGCGCTGTGGTCGTGCATAAAATAAAACGTCAGCACAGCGAAAGACAGCGTGAAGTCCAACAGAAGTGAGCGCTTCAGCCAAATTTTCTTGAGCCAAATAGTTGCAACTAGCACTAGCAACGATGACGCGGCCCATGCAAACAAAACAATGTCAGGCACCATACCCGCAAACATACCACAGTATGTAAGGCCGACGAGCGATACAGCAATATGCTGCGCAGGCCCGTTGGCGCTTCGAATGGCTTGGTAGGTGCCGCTTATGCCAAGTGCTTTAGGCATCAGCTTGGCTCAGTAGGCCAAGTTACAGTACTTGGGAAACCGGATTGCTGCGGAACGTCTAGCAAATCAGTTCTATACTGTGTCCACTCAGTTTGTTTTGCTGCAGTAAGGTCTGCCCACCGCAAAGGGTTAGACACTAAAGGGTCAACGACTGTAGCCAAGATGTCGTCCCGCTTACCTCGAACCTCTGCCGCAAGTGCTGCGTCTAGCTCTGCCTGA